TATCGTATTTCCAGTTAATCATAAAGGCTAGTACTTCTTGCATTGTTCCAGAGATCTTAGCGTTCATGGTCCCTAGTTGGGCTGTCTGTGAGGCGTTCCGTATTTCTAGGGCTACACCTGAAGCTGCCTGTTCTGGGGACAACATGCGGATACCCATCTTTGCCATCTCGCCTACTGTGGCTTCTATAGCACGATCCATGTCGGCTAAAGCACCAGTGGGTGTCTCGAGTACTGTGATAGACTCGTCCTTACGAACACGTAGCCAAGTACCAAGTCCTGCACCAACAAGTTCTTCAAAATCCTCATCAGTCATGTCAGACTGCACAACGGGGGTGTAAGTCGCAGCGCCATATAGTAGGTGGTTACGGCGGGATACCTTGTTGTATAGTGAGACCTCTCTGTCAATTAGAGGCATGAGTACTGGTTCTATAGGTTCTATCTGCCCGTTAAGGGGGAAAGCTGGAATACGCTGTAAGCGCTGACCGAACTTCATAGGATAAACCGTGTCAGACAGGACAAACCCCCCGTCAGCAGAGTCTTCATACTCTTGCTCAATGACACCATTAATAGCGTTTACTTGGTGAGACCCAGACTCCTTACGGTAGTAGTCTAGTACCAACATACCTTGTTCATCTAGGTAGTGGTCACAAACAGTATCAACATAGTTAGGATGCCAAGGATTGTCTGGCTTGTATTCCTCTGTGATGTAGCGAGTAATCCACCTGGAAAGTGTCTTAACCCTAGTCACGGGGTGTGTCTTAACTTGTACGTTAATAACATTCTCAGCTTTGATTAGTACAGGGTAGGGGGAGATGGTCATACGCTCTTCGGGCGTCATCATCTCTAGTTCGTTGTCTGTTACTGTTGGCCTATCAATATAGACCCAAGCACGAGAGGTTTGTAGCTCCTCCCAGATTGCAGAATCCAGAAAGTTGAACAAGGAAGCACCATCAAGGGTTATATCTTTTGTGATCCAGTTGTAGGCATCATCACCAAGCTCTTCTGGTAGCGTTAGCTGTGAGGGTTTACGCAATAGGGCGGAGATCAACACACGAGCATACTGGGTTGTCAGGCCGGGGAGTTCTGCCTCAGACTTGTAGAAGTCGTATTGTTGTTGGGTCATACTAGGTGAGAAAGGAAGAAGTAGGTTAGAATAATCACGTTCAACATACTCATCATGGGCTTTAGAGTGAGCCTCACCTTGGAGCACAGCACGGGCCTTCTTCCAGAGGGGCTTCATAGACATGTAAGAAGCACTAGGAGTCTCTACTCCCCGCTTAAAAGTATTAGCTGCTGTTTTAACTAGAGCCATATTATTACCTCATTAAATTTGGTTAATAGGCTATAAGCCCTTTATTTGTTGTTGTATTATTAATATATTAAAAGATACTCAATAATAATATTATCCTTAAATATACTTATAAATATATCCGGAGGGCCTCGGGGGTCATAAGAGGTCCCCATTTTTAGGTTATGAAAATAAGCAGCAGGGTGAGTTCTATGACCCACCCCACCTTAAGGGACTGTCAGACTTGAGAGTCTGTCCCGATTCTATATCATAAGGGGACCTTATTTATTTTTAGGCACACTTATGCTTTTTCATAGTCCTCAATTAGACGAAGACACCGATAAATAGGTACCTCGTAGCCCTGATCCTCGAAGAAGTTCATACCAGCACCTAGTTGATGATAACATTCTTCTTCAGTCTTTAGTAGCTGTTTATGACCACTAACTTCGCAGAGCTTCATTTCTAAATTGCAGACTAATAATATTGCTACAAACATTTATTTTTCCTTTCGTCTACAACTATATCACATTGTTGAACTATTTATTACTTTTTACCGAAAAACTTAGTGGCAGATCTTACACCAAAGCTGGCACTAACAATTACTCCGAGAGTATATTGATACCAACTTGGCATTACGTCAAGGGCGGCAAAGCCCTGCTCAACGATAATCCTACCCCAGTCACCAAAGAACGCTAGAATCAAAGGTACAGAAAATAAAACTGTTAACCACTCGTCCTTCCAGCTGTCCCTTGAGCCTTGGGCCATAACCTTTTCCCAGTCAGCCTCAGAGGTAGCTGCCGACATCATTATGGTAGCCTTTGCCTCAGCCTCAACTAGCTTTAAGTTTGCAGTTGCAGCCTGTGCGCTTGCCTTGCCTTTTAACCATCCGCCAGCTAGTTCGGCGATTGGACCTATGATTGCCTGTATCATTTACCTACCTCATACTCTACTTTTGACGTTGATCCGGTATTCGTCACACTCGTTTTAGACTCCTTGCCCATCCAGATGCCGAAGCAACCTGTAAGAGCGCCCATACAGACGCTTACAAGGCCACTCTGTGCGACACTAGGGTCAGGCAAAGACATAAACCAATGTACCGCCTGATATGTCAAAACTGTTACTGCTAACATCATTAGCCTAGGGATAATCTTCCAGTCATCAATTATAGTATATGCCATTTTGCTCACCTTAAATAAGTTCAAAGTGTGGCCCGTCTATAAATGGTCTACGTCCTTGTGAACGTCTTAAGTCAATATAGGCCATCATGGCATCCTCAGAGGAGCCTGGATAGTTCCTAATATCACCTTCTGACCAAGCGGCACCCCACTTAATTGCCACACCTAGTTCTTTGGCTGATTCTTTCATAGCGTCACAAAGATCGTCATAGACGTTGAGTTCCCAACATCCCTTTCCATCCACGTAGGCCATGAGGTCTACTGCACGACCTACTAGGTGTTTCGATTTCATTGTTTGAGACTTTCCTGCAGCAACAAGCTTCTCTTGTTCTTCTACGGTACGCATACCATAGACTACACCAAAGTCTATTTTAGTTAGTTCAATAGCTCGTTTGACAACGGCTACGAGATTAGCATCAACGCCCTCTAGTTTACCTAGAGAGCGCTGGCTTAGACTATAACTCATAATAATATTTCTCCTTACTGTGGTGGCGTAGGCCACACTGGGTTTCTTGGATCTGTTGTATTTTCTGGGAGGTCTAATAAAGACTGTCTATAAGCAGTGTACTCTGTTTGTTTCTCCGTAGTCATGCTAGCCCACCTTAATGGGTTGCTTACTACTAAATCAACAACCTCACTTAAAAGATTATTTCTATTATCTCTCAATTGCCCCCAAGAGACAGTCTCGTCCCACACCCACTCCTCGGTATCTTTATTAAAGTTAACAGGATACTCTGGTTTTTCAGGGAACGACCTTATACTACCCTCTTTGACATAGTGAAGGTCATCTGGATAGTAGCCCTCAACATAGCTTTCGCCATCATTTATATTTAACAGAAGTGTTTCTTCTGAGACCACTAGGGTAGATACTATATTCTCTTCGTTAAAAATTGTGTAAGTATTCATCTTTTTAACTCCACATAAGATATTGTGGGGTAGAATAGCAGTGTTCTTGCAGTATTACCACCAACATTCCGAACCTTCAACGTATAGGTATGATACCCCGCCCCCGGATTGTCCAACTTATTAATAATAGCAGAGATTACATTAAGCCCCCCTACCAGCATGCCATTAAAGCCAGTAAGAACGGAGCTACCTCTAAACAATTGAAAATCGAAACTTCTGTATTCATTAGCTTGAGTGGTCGGGGTATTATTTGAGTGTGAAGCATTCATAGTCCCCGAGATTTGAGCAGGAGCGCCTGAGTTATAAACCGTTAAACTGACTACAGTCATCACGAAAGTAGTGGTATACTGTAGGATTATGCTCGATGCTCCCTGTGCAGACTGCGGGAACGTGACCATGTTGCTACCGATTTTAGCGGTTGTTATGGCTGCGTTACCAATTTGTGCGTTAGCAACTACCCCGTTGTTTATTTGAGCACTGTTGGTAATAATACCAGAAGCAGCTATCAAACCACCAGTGATTGTGTTGGCAGTGATCTTGTCGCCAGTTATGGTGCCACCAACAATATTATTTGCTGTAACTGCGTTAGCCGCCAGTTCACTGGTAGTGACACTATTAGCCGCAATAGCATTTGCAGTTACAGCATTAGCGCCAATCTTACTAGCAATAATACTTCCAGCAGCTATTTCTGTTGCCGTAACGGAACCTGCTGCAATCTTAGCTGAAGTAATAGCGTTAGCATCTATTTTATCAGAAGTAATAGCATTACTAGCAATCTTAACAGCACTAATAGAACCAGCTAATATTTTATTTGCTGTAACTGCATTAGCATCTATCTTATCAGAAGTAATAGCATTACTAGCAATCTTAACAGCGCTAACAGAACCAGCTAATATTTTATCTGCTGTAACTGCATTAGCATCAATCTTTGTAGCTGTTACGGCCCCTGCGTTAATCTTACCTGCGGTAATAGCATTAGCAGTGATTTTGCCTGTGGTTACAGCATTTGCCTCAATCTTTGTCTCAGTTATAGCGTTGTTTGCAAGTTTGTCCGTGTCAATAGCACTAGCTGCGACCTTACCTGCTGTAATGGCCAAGTTGGCAATTTGAGTTGAGCCTACTGCATTAGCTGCGATCTTAGCAGAAGAAATTGCCAAGTTAGCAATTTGAGTTGGGCCTACTGCATTAGCCTTGATCTTAGCAGAAGAAATTGCTAAGTTTGCTATGTTATCCTCTTGAATTGCATCATTAGCAATAGCTGCGTTAGTAACAGCATCGACAGCAATTTGTGCTGCTGCCAACTGTCCACTTAATTCAGCAAAGGTATTAGCTCCTGTCATTGTCTCCCAAGAGCTACCATTCCATTGATACAGCTTACCGTCGTTAGTGTTAAAGACTTTTTCGCCTGTGAAAGTTCCAGAGGCAGGTAGACCTGCTACATCTTCAATCGCATAAAGTCCCTGATCTTTAAATATTTGGTAAATACCGTTTGCAAAATCAGGATCATCAAGGAAAGTAGTAAGGGCAGAGACAATGCCAGTATAGGAAGAGGCGTTCCCTGTATTATCTATCGCCCGAATGTAATAGTATTTTAGCTGATTCACAGCTAGGCCTGAACGTATAAAGCTGTCGTCCCTAGTCGTACCCACCAAAACAGCACCTGAGTAACTATTGACTGTATTTTCATAAATCTCAATAAAGGCTAGATCTGGCTCTGGTGGGTTAGTCCACTCTAGGCTAATGTACTTAAAATGGCCAGTAGCGGTCAACCCCGTTGGAGTAGAAGTCGCAATAGTATCTCCACCTACTGTATGGACTACTGTTGCAAAATTGCTAAAACGACCTACATTGTTAATCGCCCTGACCCTGAAGGTATACTGAGTTCCAGGTCTAAGGCCTGTAATGGTATGAGTTGTCTGAGTAGTTCTATAAGAATTGAAGGTAGCATCTGTAGTAACCTTGTATTGTAGTTCGTAATTACTTACAGAGGCATCATTGGAGGCAGTCCATTCAAGCTCCACAGCTGGTGAAAAAACACCATCAGTATTTACGGAGCCTGTGTCTGTTGCCGTTATTGCGGCGGGGCCGGGAATTCTAGCCTCAACCCCCGGACGGGTGCTGTAGGCTTCGTAGTCAGCCACGTTCCATGCAAGAAAACTTGAATCAAAGTAATAGGCAGTAATTTTGGCAGTGAGGTCGCTTGATACCTCAATACTTTCTACCCTAAATATCTCTTGACTCATGCCCTGAGAGGCTATAGACACACTAAAGAAATCTCCCGGCTCAAGGGTTAGCCCCTTCTTGTTAACCGTTAGAGAGATGGTATACATAGAACGGGATTGTCTAACCATTTGTTCAGCTTTAGAGAGAGCATGATAAGGGTCTGAACAACCTTCAAAGAAAACATCAGTACTTAGCTGTTGCCCGTTGTCCTCGCTTAGATAGGTCTGATATACACTTCCAGTTTTAGGAGGCCAAGACTTTGAGTCTTCTTTGAAGTCCTCATGTTCATTTAGGTATCTGACCGTCACATGGTTGTATCTCTCAGAAAGAGGAACCCAATTTGTGTCCACAGACTCCCGCATAATTGAGTCTTCATTGAAGTGATGTGAGCTATCGATCAGGGCAAGTAGCTGGGCTTGGTTCTCGGGATAATCTAGTAGAAGCTTATACTTACCCTCAGAAGACCATATAAGCTCTGCTAAGTTCATTGTCTGTAAGATAGCATCAATGTTATCTCTAATTTTAGCGTCTGTTTGTAGTGTCATGTTACACTCATACAGAGGTACCGAGCGAACGGCCCCTGCAGTAGTATAAGTAGAGTAAACACCACCAGAGTCAGACCAACTATAGAGGGTTGTTGTGTCCTCTGCCTGATACAGGTATGCCTCTTCTCCAACTTCAGGAAATTCTGAAAATGTTGGAAAGTCCATAACAGGCTTGAAGCCGTGTATTTGTCCGAAGGCGGAGGCCCCGGTTAGAACGGTTGTTGCACAAACTTGGCTAGCATGGTGAAAGCTTCCTAGATCTATGTCGTCTAGTCCAAGCCCTTTACCGTATCTCGTATTGAGCAAGTAGTCTAGTAGGCAGAGCGCAGGATTGTTAGAAAAGGTGTAGGTTCCACTCAGGCTATAGGTCCCGGCATTGTTTAGAACTTCCCTGACTTTCATGCCCTTAACAAAGAACTCGGTTGTTGGGATACCATTATACTGAGGTTCTTCCCGATTTAGTCTATAGACCGCTGTAGAGTAAGCCGTGTCTGTAAAGGTATTAGTTTGAATAATACCTTGGGCGGTTGCCAAGGGTTCGGCAACCCCACCATTTTTATTTATGGCAAGTCTATGAGTGAATTTTTCATCTTTTAAATTATAAGGTTTTCCGTCAATGTTGACAAAGGTTACACCTTCTATCCCAGACTGGCAGATAGCCGTTTGTACTGTTAAGAACTCATGTTTAGTGCCTGTAACAGTTACCTCTGCCAACCCTTCGTTGAATACGGTTGTACCCGCTAGGGAGTTTGCAAAGGTGTAGTCTGTTCCTACTTTGTGTTTTACCTCAATACCACCTAACATCTGTCTTCCATAGACAACAGGGAGGGGCGCGGCCTGTCCTCTTACAGTGACACGAAAGCCACGCCTTTTGTCGGCCTCGGCTTCCATCTTACGTTTCATTTTGTTGTGCTGGGCAATCTGGTACCCTGTAGATACTATGAATAAGAATATTTTAACTTCAAGTCCCGTACCCATAATTAGTTTCCTCCAACTACATTAGACTGGTCTAACTTACCCCATTTGACTTCAATGGCGGTGGTTTCATAAATTTGATCAAAAGAGGTATCTGCGCCGGAGACCTGGTCCATACCGTCCCTGGATGTAATAAAGCTATTTACCATGTCAAGGTCTGCAAGGGCCGAGGTACCTTCAAAGGAAACAGCCTTCCTCTCCCAGTCATTACTAACTGTAGGGGCATCAACGTAACCTTTATAAACAAAAAGGACATCGCCAGAGGTAGTGATAGGTTCGTCATTTGTATCTAAGAATCCTAGTCGGACTTCTATTGGTTTTCCTACAACGTTACTCTCGATTTCACTTTTCATGGCATTTAGGTTGTCTAAGACTACTACACGGTAGGCCTCTCTATCAATCACTGAAGAAAACCTTGGAGAATCTACCTCAAACAGGCCTCCATTAGCGGAATAGATGTCACCCCCGAAAGTGATATCTCCGCTATGGCTTGTAAGGTAATAGTTAGAGTTAAAACTCAGTTTAATCAAAAAGAAGAATTTAATATTACCCGAATTAAGAATTGTTTGTACTGTGCTACTAAAAGTTCTCATTACAAGGCCTCAATGATTACGATTTCACCTGCACTTGATAGTACACCGTCTGTAAAAGTTATGCCCCTTAGATTACCCACATCCCTATAGTATCTGATTGTAGCGTTTGCCACAGTAGAGTAGGTTAAACCAGAGGGAGGAGTTGGGTAGAGGTTAGATGCAACTACGCTAGACGCATCTGACTTAACCATGTAAACCTTGTTATTGCTCCCTGTTACAAAAGCACCTTTAGGATAGTTAACCCCTCCTGAAGAAGCAGTGACCGAGATAGAATTACCCATTCCTGAGTGATTTGTGCAGTAATAGTAGAGTGTGTTAGGAGCAGATCCTGATACAACAATAGTAACTGTCGCGCCTGCTGTGCCTTGGGTACCGCTTACTGTCACACCTGTGGTGTAC